CTTGAACATGATTGTCCTTTCGTAGGGTCTCATTATAGGCCGTGTATTTTGTGCGATGCAAAAGAAAGAGCCCGTGTGGGCTCGATCTTTCTTACTCCTTGGATCGGGTTTCGTTGATCTTTGCTTTGAGCAGCTCGTTCGTTCTGGTCATGTAGCCCGTGTAGAAGGCGGCAGCGAGGAGAGCTCCACAGATCCCTGAGTCAACGATGGTGTCTTTCCAGAAAGCCTTTCGGTTTCCTTTCTTGATCCGCTCGTATTCTTCGGGGCTGAGAGCTTCTTCGAGCTTCTTCTGCACATCTTTGTATTCCGGGGAACGGTGGTACTTAAGCGTGTCGAACATCGAATGTCCTTTCGTAGGGTCTCATTATAGGGCGTGTAAATATCGCGAAAGGGGGAAACCTATGCTCCGTGTAGGAGCCTAGGCTTTGAGTCACTCGTTGTGGAAGTTGGAGATGATCTTGAAGAACTCGTAGTCGCTCTTCATCATCTTGAACCCGCCAGGCTTGTTGTAGTGGCCACGAGCAGCCTTGACCACGACGTAGTGTGCTTCGGTCTGAACCGTTTCGGTTTCGGCGATGGTTCGGATTGCAGCCTTGAGCGTTTGGTAGGCGGCCATGACGGTTAGAGTGGTACCGGCGAGGAGGTTGATGGTTGCGAGGGTTTTTCTCACGAAGTCCTTCTTCCAGAGGGGGTCTCATTATATGCCATGTAGAACCCGCGAAAAAATTATAGTAACAAAACGAAAACCTATGCTCCGTGTAGGGAGCTCTAGGCTGAATCAGAACTTACTTGAGAACTTCTTGAACATGCGGTAGGGGAGTTTCTCGTCGACGCGGATCCAGAGGATGAGGATTCCGGTGAGGGCGAGGGCTCCAATAACGAGTGCCATAGTTAGTCCTTAAATAGTAGGGTTTCATTATAACCCGTGTAAATCGTGCGACAGAAAAATATAGAAGGCGTGTGAGAGTGGTTAGTTCTCACACGCCTTCTAGATGTATGAATCCTGCTTGGGGTCAGCGGGTCACCTGAAGAATCGGGTCGCCAACGTGAAGGCCTTGGTGGTTATGACGTGGGTTCTTTCATGATTCAAGATCGCGGCGACACTCACGAGGCTCGCGACAACGCCGACGAGCGCGTCAGGGCTGATTCGTGAAGGCGTTTCGGTTGCCTTGCACTCATACAGCGCCTTGAGTTGCTTGGTCAGCTTGTCGTGGTCCTCGGTCGTGGGGTCGGCATTCTTGAGCTTTTCCAGAACCTGGTCAATGGTCACCTCGAGTCCATCGAGGTTGGTATTATCCCGAAACATCTTAGTGAACGGCATTGGTTCTCCTAAAGCGTAGGGGTCATCTATTATAGGCCGTGTAGACCTCGCGACCCCGTGTTGCTAAGGGAGAATCGGGGGATCACCCTTGTTGACCTTGAAGGTGACCTCGTCCTGTGTCAGCACCGCGTTCGAGTCGAGGCTCTTCAGCCTCAGCTGCGAGCCGTCCTCGCCAGGCTCCACGTGCAGGACGCCGGCGTACTTGGAGTCACTGGTGTTGTAGGAGGCCGTGCTAAGATGCAACACTACCCCCAGGAAGGCATCCACCGCGGTGACGGTACCGACGACTGCCTCTGGCGAGGGGAGCCCCCAGAGGCCGGAGATGGCCGCGTAGAGCGCCCCGAGAGCGGGCAGCAGGACCAGCGCGACGAACTTCAGTACGTTGTAGGCCTTGTCGGTTAGAGTCACTTGAGTTTCCTGTCCTTCTTATTTTTGCGTCGAAGCTGCCAGATCATGAACGCCTGCGTAGACGTTGAAACCGCAATAGCCGAAAACAGAACGGCCTCGACCCAGAACTGGATCAGAATATCGGTTGGGGCCCAGAACTGAAACAGTACAGTAACGTCGATCGCCGCTGCGAAAGACACCGCCTTCAACATGAATATCTGTCCGAGACGGTATTTGTACCACGGGGAGAATGCGTAGATGATCGGAACCGATGTGGTGCCGATAGCCGCCACAGTGAGACAGCCTCGGATCCACAGAATAAGACTGTGGACATCATGAGTCATTGGGCCGAACCTTTTTATTAACAAAGATCTCTTCGAACTGTTCCATAATATGGTTCCGCTCTCGGAAATCTTTTAGAGCATTTGCGACGGTACTTACTTCAGGCCCTCGTTCTTGTACCTCAGACAAATTCTTCTGAGCATCTTCGAGGGCTTTCTCGGCATCTGTCTTAGGCTTATTACGACGAAATCGCATCAGCCCCACCAGACCGTCGAAGGCGCTCGGTTGTCCCGAACATAGCGACGATAACGTTGTGCGTCGTCTTCGCGAGCTCAAGAAGTTCGACTGTTTGGGCGTCTGAAGTAGCACGGGCCTCTCGCTCTGCTTCGTAGGCGAGGCGCCAGCGCTCGGCTTCCTTAGCCTTTTCGTCATATGTTGACCGAGGTACGAGTCTTCCCAAAAGAAGCATCATAACGGCTATGCCTAGAAGAGCTGGTGCGGTGAGGCCTGTGATTGGCACACCGTCAATCATCACTTAGCCTCCTTCCACACGCCGCCAGTCTTTATCCAGGGGACAGCTATTTTCCAAACGCCGTTGTCTTTGACATAACAGATAGCGGGCTTCCAACGTCCAGTGATTTTAACCTGAACGACAGCGCCGAGAGTCAGGCTGCTTTTAGCAGACCAAGAACTCCAGCCTTCTGAATTATGTGTCCGTGCCCAGAAGTAATAAGTGAGCCCTGGCGTGAGACCAGTGATCGTGGTGGATTTGTCTGAGGACACGGTCTTCTGAGGCGTGGTGGAACTAGTCCCGTAGCCGATCTGCCTTGAGTCGATGGCGTCGCCATTACTGGCACCATCAGTAAACGTTCCGAGTACCGAGGTTGACGTTACGTTTGTCAAATGAACCGAGCTAGGAGCACTCGGTTTGCTAGTGCGATCGATCTTAACGCTGAACGTTGTCGGCCCACCAAGGCCCGAAGTTCCCGTGTCACCGAGCTTAAATGTTACCGTTTGCGAGGTCGATACCTTCACGCGGTAGAGTTTCTGCCAATCACCGCCCGAGTGGAAGTCGAACGAACGCCAACTACTTGAGTTGCCGTTGACGACATACGCCCAAGGCAGGTCGTGATTGAAGGTCTGGGACCCGGCTTGCAACCAGAACTCGATATACCCGCCGGAATCCCGAATCATCATCGTGCCAGTGGCACCAGTGTCCTTCTTGTGGTCGGTCATTGGCGTCTAGCCTACGATCTTGAAGTAGATCGTCCCTGGCGTTGAGAGTCCTGGATCATTCAGACCGATCGTGATGCCGGCCGCGATACGAGCAGCATTCTCGCCGTTCGGGATAAGACCCTTCACCTGAGCGACGAAGTCGCGTGTACGGTTGATCTCCTGATACCCGTAATGAACTCGCCCCTCTTCTCCGTCGTCAGGGACGAGCGGATAACCAGCGGCGGTTGCGTCATCGCCAACAGCCATGTCAAACCTCCTTCAGTATCTCGTTTAAATATCCGCCCAGTGTACTCCGGTAAGTTCAGCCCAGACCTGGTTGGCGAACCAAGACTTCCACGTGTTCTGTGTGAGCAGACTGTCCAGCGTAAGCGTCGGATATGACCGCTCGCCCTGGCTGTCGGAGACAAATATCTGCTCTTCGACTCTCATGTTGTTGGTCACGCCGTCCGCGTTCTGCATCACCACGAGATCGCCGACAATGTAGTCTCGGCCGTACCGGTACTGGCTGTCCTGTCTGATCTCACCATCGAGCGCTGAGACGCCCTTGTTCTTGGCGAGCTCGTCTTTACCTCTTTGAATCAACGCATTGGCAATATCGGTGGGCGTACGTGTACCACCATTACCATCGTCCGTAGTGATGTCCGTTGCGTTCACCACGATGACGTTGCGCTCGAAACCGGCCACGGTCGGGTCGATTCCATCCGCGTAAACTACCTGATACCCCGCGGGGGAAAATACGTATGCGACATTCTTGGCTCCATCCACAGAAGTCAATTCTGAGACGTTCTGTAGATTATCCAACCCCGGGGAAAAGACCACAGGAGTTAGTGTTGACTGACCGAGAGTTCGATCGTTACCCGAGTAAATATCGTAGTACAGATCCGGTGCATCTCCTTGTCGAATCAAGCGGAATCCCAGATTCCATACGTCGCAAATATCCTTGGTGGCGGCGTACACGGTCTGAGGATCCAGTTCGGCAGTGATGTTGTCCGAAGGCTCGGGAATCGTACTGGCAGGCAGCGAACTACCCTCGTGGATATAAGGGATGATGTCACCAACGTTAAGGTTTCCCAGAACGCAGATGTTGTGGAAGATCAGGCGTGCTATGTCAGCCGGTGCGTCCGTGATGATCCACTTAGGCTCTGTGGTCGTATCAGAGAGAGTCTTCTTAGCGATACGGTCGTCGAGAATCTTCTCCAACGAGGGGCCTGTGATTGACAGGATTTTGGTCCCATCATCGGCGACCTTGTCCGAATATGTCTTCACCTTCATGACGCGATTCGACTCGTTCATCGCCAGACATGCGCCGATGGGGAATCGGCTTCTGTTCTCTGGGGTAGAGACCACGTCCAGCTGAAAGTCGCCATACGCTCTGAACCGTTCGGTCCAAATAAGCGATTGGAAGTCGTCGATGATGGTTCCGACACGACGGTATTGGTCGTCGAGGTTGTACACCTCCATCACAGGCCCCCATACCGATTGTAGTAGCTGACGTCGAAGGGTACTGCGGCACCAGAAGCATGAACTCGAAGGTAGTTGTCACCCTTCTTGAAGAAGGCCCAATCAGCCTGGGGCGAAACAGAATACAAAGGCTGACTGGTAATGCCACCATGAACTAGGGTTGCCCCCTTGGATCCCGGTACCGTGTTGATCGTGTACGTGTCTCCTGAGACCAAAGGAATGGCAATATCCATCGTCTGAAGAACGTTGCCAGGCAATCTGTTGTAGATGGTGAATCCTGATATGGTCCTGTCAACGTTCAGGACAAGTTCGATTCCGGTCGGAGACGTCCCTTTGTATGAGACCAGAGTTTCCGTTGTGTCGGAGACAGTACCTCCTGTGAAGCCGACTGCCTCCAACTCAACGAAGTCGGGATCCGAGCAGATGATTGAAATATCCGCCGTTGGGTCTTTGACGAAGAGGGGAGCCACAAAGGACTCCACCTCTCCATTCGCCCGTACTACTCGACCGCCACTGTCGTAAAAATGGAGCTCGACCAGTTCTTTCGGCATGAGGAAGTCATACAGGTTATCACGAAGATCCTGCACAGTCTCTGCCGAATAATCCGGTTCGAGCCCCACCTTCATTGTGACGTTTCTTGACTCTCGACTACTCCCCTGGATCTGGACCCCGTCGATCTGAGCGAACTTAGTCGTAACGACAGTCGCCTTGACGGGGTCCAGTCCTCCAACTTCTTCTAGAGCGAAGCCGTTGGAAATATCCTCCAGGGGAAGCATTAGCGAGGTGCCCTGGGCCGATCTCACTTCAACTTGGGTAAGCATTAATCGTCCAGAGCTCCCTTCGCTTGAGACAGTTGATTCTTAGTGTTGCGATAAATATCCGCAGAAGACAGAGCCTTGGGTGAGTTGTTGTTCTGGATGAACGTAAGGTCTCTGCTGTCCTTTGACGCTTCATCAGTCTGACTCGGCTGATTGGACGGCACGCCATCTTGAGCTTGCTTTGCGTTGGTGAACGAGCTGTCGACGGTGATCGCGTTGGCCGCCAACATGGCACCAATACTGTCAGCGTCCTTCTTCACGCTAGTCAGATCAAGCACGGGTGCGATAACCGGCTTGACGTCGATGTGGCCACCGACCACGTCTGAAATATCGGAGAGTGAGGAACTAAGAGCGTTGATAGCTCCCTTCCCCATGCTCTCGGCCGACTTGGCGATGATACCGACGTAACTGTTCAGCCCATCGTCCATGCCTTCGCCGGACCATTCACCGACCTTATAGAACTCCTTGGACGGTGAGTTAATACCCAGAGCATGCTTAGCGGAACTCAGAGCAGACTTAGCAAGATTGGCTGCGCTAGATGCCAGCCGACCGACGGCACTAATGAGACCACCAGTCATACCATCGACAATGGCCAATGCCAGATTCAAGCCTGCACTTCTCATAGCTCCGGTGTGACTACGAATGGAGCTAGCCAGACTGTTGACGAACTTAACGATCAGGTTGGCGCCAGCGTCGGTGACTCGGCCGATGTTGTTTGATACACCATTGATGAAAGCCACAACAACATTAACGCCAGACTTGACCATCTGTGGCATGTGTGATGCTATTGCGTCCAGAACTGCGACGATTAGCTTAATGCCAGCCACGGTCATGTGCGGGACGTACTTCAACATCGAGTCGAGTAGTTGCGACAACATATGAAGAAGTGTGTCGACGATCTTCGGCGTAAGTGTACCGATCGCTGTGATCAGCGAATTGAGAACAACCACCAGAGCATGCGTGATCGCTGGTCCACCAGTTGCGATTGCGTTTGCGAACGCAACGACTCCTTCGCCAACCTTCTGCATCACGAGAGGGATAGTGCCGGCAAGAGCTGCCACCATCGCTACCAGGGCCAATGTCGCAGCCCCGCCGGCGACCGCCAGAAGCGTTAGACCGGTCGCGAACAAGAATACGCCTGCACCAGCAAGCGCTATACCAGCTCCAAGCAGACCAATTGCGATACCCAACCCAATAAGTGTAGGCACGAGTGGGGTGAGCAACAGTCCTGCAAGGCCAATGATCACGAACACGCCCGCAAGCATGAGGAGACCCTTGGCGATGGATTCCCACGACATGTCGCCGAAGGTAACCAGGATTGGAGCAAGAATGGCCAGCGACGCAGCAACAATAAGCAATGCGGCTGCTCCGGGAAGAGCTTCCGTCATGAATATCATTGCGATGGCAATGATCGTAAGCGACGCAGCCAGTTCGACGAGACTCTTAGCGATCGAACCCCAACTCATGCCGCCGAGCTTGACGAGAACGTCAGCGAGTATGCCAAGAGAATATGACACAACGAGCAGAGCTGCTGCTCCAGGAAGAGAACCCTCCATTAGAGCCAAAGCAAGGCCGATGATGGTCAAAGCACCAGCCAGTTCGACGAGGCTCTTAGCGATTGAACCCCAGCTCATACCACCCATTTGCCCGAGAGCATCTGCGATGAGACCGAGAGAGGCCGCCGTCACAAGAATTGCGGCGGCAGACAATATAGACGACGGAGGAATAGCGTCGAGCGCCACACCCATAATCGTCAAGCCTCCGGCCATAGTGATAAGGCCCTTGGCAATATCGCCCCAAGAGAGGCCGGACAGGTCCTGCATGGCGCTGGCGAGGATCTTTATACCCGTAGCCAGAAGGATGAGGCCAGCACCTTGAATAACGCCGCCCTTGTTGGCGTCGGCGAACTTGGTGAAGAGGGTAAGTGCACCAAGTAGAGCACCGACACCGATCAGACCCTTAGCCATCTCGCCCCAGCTAAGACCAGAAAGGTCAGTCACTGCATCCACGAGAATATGAATGCCCGTGGCGAGAGCGATCATGGCAATCCCTGTAGAGATCATCTTGCCCTCATTGGGCATAAGACGCATTGCTCCAGCGAGACCGACCATAAGGACGGAGACGCCGAGCAAACCCTTCAGGAGCTCGTTCCAACTCAACTCAGAGAGTTGCTTAACGGCGATCGTGAGCAGATCCAGAGCGATGGCCAGAAGGATCATCGCGCCAGTCACCAACGGCATCTTGGCGAAGCCACCAGACTTGGTGACCTTCTCAAATATGGCCATTGAGGCGAACAGCTGGGTGAACATGATCGTCATGGCCGAAAGAGCCTTGGTAAGGCCGGCCGAGTCGATCTTCGACAGCGCCGAAACCGAGATCGTCATGATTCCGATGGCTGCCGCGATCTCAAGGAGTGTTGTGGCCTTGAGTGTGTTCTGCATAGCCGACAAAGTGTCGGTCAACTTCTCGAAGGGTGAGGTGATCGATTCGACGATCCCCTTAAGACCGAGAGAGTCTCCGTCTCCACCCTTGAACTTGCTGACAAGCTTCTTGATCAGGAGCACGAGGCCTGCGAACAGACCAGTGTTGATTGTGCTCAGGACGTCATCGAAGTTGATCCCCCCGAGGCCATCTCCGATAGCTTTACCCAGCGTGCTGAAGAACGCAGCGAATTTCGGAGCCAGTTTCTGGAAGGCATTCCAGACATTGTCCAGAACATCGAAGACCTTGCTCCAGACGGCCTGCATGATTTGGCCCAGCTTGCCCAGAGGCCCGAGCTTCTTAGTTACGTCGCCGATACCCTTAACGGCATTCGAGCTACTGAAACCGCTGAAGAGGGCTCCGATAAGCGAGCCAACGAACTGGAGGAGTTTGATCGGAAGGGCGAGGATCTTGCCCAGCACATCGAAGAACTTAGTGAGTGCTCCACCCTCCTCGATGGCCTTATGCAGACCAACAAGGAAGTCACCAATACTGGCGGTTACTTCGAGGAAACCTCCGGAGCCCTGAGTGGCCACACCGAAGAGATGAAGAAGGACTGAAGCTACGCCCTTGACGATGTCCCAGCCAATGCCAAGAACAGCAAAGACGCCTGCGAATGTTCGCTTCAATTCATCCGCAGTTTTTCCTCCTATTTTGAGCTTCTCGGTGAAGCTCTCAAACGTCTTCGTCATGGCGAAGAGATCGGCACCAGTTTTGGCTGGGAAGATCTCTCGGAAAGCATTCTTGACGATACTGATGACGTTGATCAAAGAATGAAAGACATTGGAGATTCCTTGGATGAGGACGGTACGTCCACCAAGTGCCTTCCAGTCGCCAAGCACCTTGTTTCGAGCTTGAGCCGACTTCTGGATGAAACCACCCAGAACATTACCGACGTTAGTCCAAAGCGTTTCGGCTTCGTTGAAGTTACCGAAGAGGAGCTGCCACGTTGTAGCCCAGCCTGAACCCATCGCCTCTTTGAGAGTGTCGAAGAGCTGAGAGATGGTCTTGATCTTGGTCGCGGCATCCTGTGCTGTCTTAGCCATCTTCTGGATGGCCTTGATCTGATCCGCGGTATAGCCCATGGACTTCAGCTGACGGTCGCTGAGGTCGCCGGTGAACTTGCTGAGCGTCTCGGCCAGAATGCTGGAAGTGAGCCAGCCCTTCTGGAGCGAGTTCCTGAAACTACCCTCGTCCTTGATGATCTTGTCTACAGCTACGCCATGGGCCTTAGCTGTCTCGACAAGTGCTTTCTGGAAGACCTTACCGCCCATGCCTGCTTGGACGACAGAATTCCAGTCCTCAAGGGAGACCTTACCAGCAGCCAGAGCCTGAGACAGCTGATACATGGCCGTAGACGCCTGTTGGGCGTTCGAGCCAGAGATAGCTGCCAGGTTGGCGATACCCTTGATCGCTTCGGTTGAGGTTTTCAGGTCAAGGCCGGCAGCCGTGAAGGTGCCGATGTTCCGAGCCATCTCCGAAAAGTTATAGATGGTCTTATCGGCGTAATGGTTCAGGTTGTTCAGGGCGGCATTGACCTTGTTGAGGCCTGACTCTCCCTCAAGACCTGTGTTCGCCAGAATGGTCTGAATCGAGCCGAGCTGTGTTTCGTACTCGTGCAGACCGTCCAAGATTGGCGAGATAGAAAGAGACTTTACGAAAGACAGTCCAGCTGTCACTGCCCTATTCGCTAGATTCGAAAGGACAGATATGCCGACCAGAGAAAGAGTCTTGAACTTATCGACGATGCTCTGGACGCCGGAGGCAATGTGACCCAGCTGCACGTGACCGGCCGCAGTACTAACGTCGGAGAAACCCTTGGCGGCGCCCTCAAGTTTAAGACTCTTGTTCAGCTGTTCGAGCGTCGTGAGAGTCTGTCTTACAGCTGACTGAAACTGCGCGTTGTCAAACTTGAGATCGACTACGCGCTCGTCGATGCTGCTCATGCGGAGGTCACCGCCTTCCATACGTCGTTTGCGATCTTGTCAAATATAGGCCGCATGGCCGGGTTGATGTAATCCCGACCCTGCACATAACCTCCGGTGCCAGTCCCGTAGCCGTACTGCAACATGATAGCGACGGGAAAGCCATTCTCTACGTCGGTGTTCATCCACGTTATGGTGTGGCTAGTGGCACTGCTTTCTACTTTGTAAGTCCACGAGTGGCCAGCCAAACCAGATTCAGCTGGTGTAGCACCGGCGAGTGCGCTAACGCCGGCCGCACCACCGGCCTCAAGAACGCCCTTAATATCGAGCTTAGATGCTTTCTTTAGAAAGTTCTCCAGGTTGTTGAAAGAGCCACTTGATGAAAGCGAAAACATTTCTCGGACTCCTCCCCCGGGAATTTTAAGGCGCTAGTTCTGCGGCTTCGATCTGCTGGAGAGTTGTACCATCCCACAGCCCGTAAATATCCGCACCAACTTCCTTAT